ACCAGAATGGTGTAAAGGAACAGGTTTAAGACATAGTCATCATATCGCAATCGCTCCTACAGTATCAAATGCTCACGTTTCAGGAGGTGTTTCACCTTCAATTGAACCAATTCCAGCAAATGTTTACAATTTAAAAACCGCAAAAGGCGTTTTTATTAAACGAAATAGAATATTAGAGGAATTATTAGAGAAAAAAGGATACAACATTGATAGCGTTTGGGAACAAATCCTAAAAGATCAAGGATCGGTTTATGGATTACCTGACTATATTCTATCAGATGAAGAAAAAGAAGTATTCTTAACGTTTAAAGAAATCAATCAATTAGAAATTGTTCGTCAAAACGCAATTCGTCAAAAATATGTTGATCAAGCAATTTCGTTAAATTTATGTTTTGATCCAAACGATACACCAAAATGGATATCACAGGTACATAAAGAAGCACATAAATTAGGAATTAAAACATTGTACTATTTACGTACTGAAAGTGTGTTACGTGGTGATAATTTACAACGTTTAAGTGAATGTGTAAGTTGTGAAGGATAAACTAGGGCCTCAAAATCTAATTTAATATATTTAATATAAATAAAAGTTATGATAAAAGTTTCACACGAATTACCATTATGTTTACTTGACAAAAGTAAAGAATTAAATGATTACGAATTTTGTCTACCAACATATTGGTTTAAATCAGAAGAGTATAAACAATACTTTCTAAAAGCAAAAGCAGAAGGTAGATTCATTATTGCAGATAACGGGCTATTTGAAGGTGATTCATTTACAGAACAACAATTGATTGATTTTGTAAATGAACTACAGCCTGATATTTTTGTAATTCCTGATGTATGGAATGATGCGTTTCAAAGTTATCGAAATGCAAAGTATTGGATAAATGAGGTAAAAGATAAATTGCCTAAAGAAACAAAATTGATGGCTGTTATTCAATGTACTGATTTTGATATTGGTTCTTCATTATATCAAGAGTATATTGATTTAGGAATTAAACATATTGCTTTTAACCATAGTTCAACAGCATATCAACAGTTTTTCCCTCACAAAAATTTATCAGTATCTAAAATGATGGGAAGAATTTATTTTATAAATAGATTACTTGAGTGTAATATAATTGAACCTAGTATTCATCATCATTTATTAGGTTGTGCTATACCTGATGAATTCAAGTATTATGGACCTGGTTATGAATTTATTAAAACACTAGATACAAGTAATCCAGTTGTATGGGGATGTAAAGGATTTTCTTATGATGATATTTTAGTTTCGATTATGAAACCATCAGAAAAAATAGAGGAATTTTTTCATGAGGATTTGGATTCCATGTTTAGAGAACTTATATTTGATAATATTAAAAAATTTAAAAGTTATTTATGAAACACGCAGTATTAAGCCTATCAGGCGGAATGGACAGCAGTACTCTTTTATTAAGACTATTAAGTGAAGGATATCAATGTACTGCACTTTCTTTTGACTATGGACAAAAACATAAAGTAGAATTAGAACGTGCTACTGATTTAGTAGAGTATATTAATCAATATTCTGAGTGGGAAGATTTAGGATATTTAAGAAAAAATCTAAGTGAAGCTTTAAATACTACATCTGTTAAATATCCTAAAGTTAAACACCAAATCATTAAAATTGATGGTTTAGGTCAATTACTAAATTCTACATTAGTAGAAGGTGGAGCAGAAGTGCCTGAAGGACATTATGCTGAAGATAATATGAAAGATACAGTAGTACCTAATCGTAATAAAATATTCAGTAGTATTATTCAAGCAGTTGCTTTAAGTTTAGCTACTAAAGATTTAGGAAATGGACAATTAGAAAAAAGAGATGTTAAAATCGCTTTAGGAATTCATTCTGGAGATCATAGTATTTATCCTGATTGTAGACAAGAATTTAGAGATGCAGATATGGAAGCATTTAGACTAGGTAATTGGGACTCAGATCTAGTACAATTTTATACTCCATATTTGTTAGGTGATAAATTTGATATTTTACAAGATGGAGAAAGATGTTGCCAAGAATTAGGTTTAGATTTTGATGAAGTATATAAACGTACTAATACAAGTTATAAACCAATTTATTATGTACCTGGTGAAGGACAAAAAATAGGAATTTTAGGAGCATATAATAAAGATGGTTCTGAAAAAGGAGCATGGTACTCAGATTACAAGTCAGCTAGTTCAGTAGAACGAGTAGAAGCATTTATTAAATTAGGTCGTCCTGATCCTGTACCTTATGCAGACGAAACAGGTCCTGTTAGTTGGGAGACAGTAAGATCTCATGTTGAACAAGTAATTTTAAATCATACAAAATAATGAAACAAGTACTTTATTTCTCTGCCAAATGGTGTACGGCATGTCAAGCGACCACTCCAATTATTGAATCTTTAAAATCATCTAACAAAGCACAAGTAGCTATGGTTGATGTAGATTACGATGTATCTTTAACAGAACAATATAAAGTTAAAAGTGTTCCTACAACTATTATCCTAGAAAACGGAAACGAAATTAAACGTGTTGTTGGTTCAATGGGTTCTGAACAATTAAATCAATTAATCAATGGATAATTTCTTAGAAGATCTATATTCCCCAGGTGAAAATGATCAAACAACAAAAATCAAATTTACATCAACAAAATTATTTGATGGATACTCAACAGTATTCCGTCAATGGAAAGCAGATGGAACCCACTGTAAATACCTACACGGTTATGCCATTTCATTTAGAGTATGGTTTACAGGTGATTTAGATCATCGTAATTGGGTTTGGGATTTTGGAGGTATGAAACGAGCTAAAAATACTATTGATGGAATGTCTCCTAAAGACTATTTTGCTTGGTTATTAGATCATACAACAGTTATAGCAGAAGATGATCCACGTTTAGATTTATTTAGATTGATGGAGGATGACAATTTAATTCAGCTACGAGTAATTCCAGCAACTGGATGTGAGCGATTTGCTGAATTTTTATACAATAAAATTAACGAATTTTTAAAATTAGAAACCAATGGTCGTGTACGCGCTACTAAAGTAGAAGTTTACGAACATGAAAAAAACAGTGCAAGTTATGGAGAATAATTGGACAAAAACAACAACAAACGATAAATCATTAAGCATGATGTCTTTATATGATTATCTAGGACACGCAGCAGGACCTGATTTAGGAAAATCAGTAGCATCATCAGCCGCGAAACAAAAAATCAAAATGGAAACCAGAATGGTTGCCAATAAGAAATATACAGGACCAATTGTATTGTATCCTAAATATTTTTTAGACAGTTATTTTAACAATAAAAAAGAAGAAACTAAATTACCATTCTAATGAGTATAGATACAAATAAATTACTTATAAGTTCTGATTTCTATTCAGTACAAGGTGAAGGTAAAAGTTCAGGTGTTCCATCCTATTTCGTTAGGTTGGGCACCTGTAACTTAACTTGCGGCATGTCAAGAAAATTCACTAATAACTTATTAAAAGAACAATCACTTGAAGATGGAGAAATCTTTGTAGGTGATTTACATGCTGAAGGAAAAGCAACTTGGACATGTGATTCTACTTCTCAATGGTTATGGAGAGGTGAAAATAAAGATTTCCAATATCTAATTGATAGATGGAGAGAAGAAGGTGTATATGAAGATATTAAAAATGGTACTATTCATATCATTTGGACAGGTGGAGAACCTACACTTCCTAAGCATCAAGAAGCGATTTGTAATTTCTTAAATTTATGGACACACTCAGATGTCGATATAACTGAATTTAATGAAATAGAAACAAATGGTACTTGTTATATAGGAGATGATTTATTTTTTAACTTACACCAAATTAACTGCTCACCTAAACTAGCAAATTCAGGTATGACTGAAAAACAAAGAATTGTTCCTCACGCTATTAAACGTATTATGGAACATTCAAATTACCAGTTTAAATTCGTTATATCAACTGAAGAAGATGTTCAGGAATTATTCCGTGATTTTGTAGTTCCATTTAATATACCACTTAAAAACGTTGTTTGTATGCCGGGATTAGATGATGCTGATGACTTTGAAGAACGTACTCAATTCTGTCTTGAAATGGCTAAAAAATATCGTTTTGTAGGTTTAACTCGTTTACATATTGCGGCTTGGAATAAAACTTTAAATGTTTAACTTGGCTTACAAAATCAACTTTGATATATTTAAATAGAAGAAAAAATTTAATTATATGAATAAGCAGCAAGAAATCGCAAAAAATTTAATTGATAAAATGTTTGAACTAGCAGGTCATTCATTAAGATATGAAGACGTAGTAAGCAGACAAGACAATTGGTTTCAACAATATACTATGACTCAAGATCAAAATGATGAATGGAGAAAATGGGGTGTTGAGTACTTGCGAAAGAAAAAACGTTGGACTAAAAAAATGGCTGAGCGTGAAATGGCTATGGTTGATTTATATTGTGGGCTAAAAATAGAAAAATAACTTGGCTTACAAAATTAACTTTGATATATTAATAAAAAAGAAAATATGGACTTATTAAATAAAGCAAATGAAAACTCTCCTCGTTCACCAAAGGAGATTGAAAAAATGATTGAGAAAGCATCTAAACATTATGGTGACTTTCTGAAAGCAGCAGGATTCGATTATGAAAAAGATCCTCAAACAGTTGATACACCTCGTCGTGTAGCTAAAGCATGGATGAAAGATCTTATTATGGGATCAGTATCTGAAGAACCTAGTATCACAGTATTTCCAAATGAGGAAAATTATACAGGTATTGTTATTCAAACAGGTATTCCAGTAACATCAATGTGTGCACATCATAATTTACCATTTGTAGGTTTTGCAACTGTAGCTTATGTACCTGGTGAAAAAGTAATTGGTTTAAGTAAATTAAATCGTATTGTAGATTGGTTCGCACGTAGACCTCAAATGCAAGAATCACTAACTCAACAAATTCATGATTTTGTAGCTAAGAAAATGGAATGTGGATCTGTAGCAGTAAGTATTGCTTCAAAACATATGTGCTGTTCAAATCGTGGAATCAAACACCCAACATCTACTATGACTACAAATAAGTTTAGTGGTGTGTTTATGGAAAAAGATAATTTAATTAGAGAAGAATTTCTACACGCAATCCAAAAGAACGGAGTAGAATTTTAAAAAATTTATAGGTTGATTGGGAAACCATGTATCTTTTAACTGTAGAAAGGGCTGATGCATGTGGTGAGGGCAGGTTCCTTAATCGGCAAGAAACGCCAATCGTAAAAGTAGATGTCCACGCACCCATCTTCTACTTTCCTAAAAATATTAAACTTATGAACACAGTAAAACGATCCTTAACAAAGACCATATCATGGAGAATCGTTGGTTCTATTGATACAATGATTATTACTTACATTATAACAGGAAACTGGAAATTTGGTTTAGCAGTTGGAAGTGTTGAAGTTATGACTAAAATAGTTTTATATTATATTCATGAACGAGTTTGGGAACGTATTAAATGGGGAAAACATGACTGAAAAAGAATTAAGAAGAGATATTCATAACCTTAAAAAAGAACGAGAGGATATGTTAGTTGTAATTGATACACTACAGCAAATACTTGGTAGAGCAGAATCAATCGTAAAAGAATTAGATAAAGATAAATATGACTATGTGTTTAGCCAAGCAGCTAAATGGTCATTAAATTGGAAACCTGAATGAAGATAAATAAAGAAGCATTATATACACTTTACATGGAGTGGGTAGATCAAGTCACAGAAGAATGTGATTGGAAAACATCATTCGGACCAGAAGAAATAGTTAATGCTATTGCTCACATATTAGAAACAAATCCTCATTTGTATGAATAACCTAGATAAAGATTACCTATCACTTTGCCAAGATATTCTTGACAACGGAACTAAAAAACAAACACGAACTGGTACTGATGCTATTTCCGTATTTGGTAGACAAATTCGTCATAAAATGAGTGATGGATTTCCTTTATTAACAACTAAAAAGATGGCTTGGAAACAAATTGTTACTGAGTTACTTTGGTTTTTAAGAGGTGATACCAACATTAAATTTCTTTTAGATAACGATTGTCATATTTGGGATGGGGATGCTTATAAAAATTATTGTAAAACTTATCCTGATGTTGAAAAAACATTTCAATATGAAGGTAGTAATATTGAAGTAAGAAAGATGACTCAGGAAGAATTCATCAACGAAATTAAAACAGATGATGAGTTTGCAAAGAAGTGGGGTGATTTAGGGCCAATTTATGGTAAGCAATGGAGAAGCTGGAAGAATTATATTCCATATGATATTACAATGGATGGATGTAAGATTATGACTGAAGTAACAGACCAAATCGCAAATCTAACCAACGAACTAAAAACAAATCCTGACTCAAGACGCTTAATGGTTTCAGCTTGGAATGTTGGAGAATTAGACCAAATGGTTCTTCCACCCTGTCATTATGGATTTCAAGTTTATACGAGAGAGTTAAGTTTGGAAGAAAGGTATGTATTGTATTTTGAAAAATTAGACCATACTATGGTTCCATTAGATATTAAAGTTCCTAATATTCATCAATATTTTACTGAAAGGAATATTCCAACCCGAGCAATTTCTTTAATGTGGAATCAACGAAGTGTAGATGTTCCATTAGGTTTACCATTTAACATTGCTTCATATGGTTTATTACTTCATATATTAGCAGAAGCAACAAACATGATACCAGATGAATTGATTGGTAATTTAGGTGATTGTCACATTTATGAAAATCAAATAGATGGTATTAAAGAACAAATTGGTAGGGAGTTAACAATTGATGAACGTATTGATTTAGCATCTAATGATATTCATTTTGACCCTCTTGAGTTTGGTGTTGGTAATCAAGTTACCAATGAACATATCCATAAAATATGTGACGAGTATGGAGTTCCTCGTAGAACAAGACAACCGTATGAACTACCTAAACTATTTGTCAATAGTGAGTTTTGGAATCATGAATATAATACTATTGATGGATATATTAACAGTATTGAGATAGAGGACTTTCCATTCGAACATTATCAATTCCATCCATCAATTAAAATACCTTTATCAAATTAAATTATGAATGATATAGAATATATAACAGACTTTACAGTATTTCCTGAGCATATAAACTCAATAGGAACATTATTTGGAGGAGTACTATTAGGCAAAATGGACATTGCCGCAGCTACATTAGCAAGAAAAATTTTATATAAAACAGAAGCATATGGAGCAGTTACCGCTTCAATGGATAAGGTAGATTTTTTATTACCTGGAAACATAGGTGATTTGATCACCATTAAATCCGTTTTAAAATCATTGGGTAGATCTTCTATTTTGATACAATGTAAAGTGTATAAAGAAGATATGAACGGTAACATTGAAAAAATGTGTACCGCAATGTTTACTTTTGTGGCAATGAAAGAGGGCAAACCATATCCACACGGGTTAAGCTTTGCCCTCTTAAATTCCTAATTATTCTCCTGCTTGAGAATCATTACTTCCACCTAATTTACCAGCAAATTTTTCTACTGTATTACCGAATAAAGCTGCAGCTGTAATGAATTTTACAGCTTCAACTAATTCAGCTGATGGTGCTACTTCTACTGGTGAGAAGCTATTAGCAGTCATTGTTCCTGCTAAAAATAAGAATCCAAGAAATCCAATAACGCGTTTTGATGATACTGATCCTTCAGGAGAGGATAGCATGTTCATAAGAAATTTTTTCATAGTGTTTTTGTGTTTGTAATAAATATCCATATTTATACCAAAACACACATGGGAAGAAATATCACAAAACCTATTTCCTCTATCTCAGATACGTTCTTTAACAAACTAAAAGAACAATCATTTACAATAATATTATTAGTTGGTATTATGTATTATCAAAATATTTTATATACAAAACAAATGGACGAGTATAAAAAAATAATTGATGATAAAGAAAATGTAATATTAAAAATAACTGATGATGAACGAGCTAGATTAATTGAAAGAGAAAAGTATTTAATTAATCAAAGAGATGAATTTATAAAAAATTTAAAAACACAAATAGAAAAATGACATTATTACAAGTCCAATCATTCGGAGTATTTGAAACACTAACTCAATATGGAGCATTAGGCGTTATCACATTAGGTTTAGGAGCAGCACTATGGTTCCTACTTAAAAGACAAATCGCATCAGAAGACAAACTTAAAACTCAAGTAGATGCATTACAAAAAGAAATGAACGATTATATCAGAAATGATCAAAATCAAATGAGACAAACTATTGATAATAATACAAAAGCTTTGTCTGATTTACGTGATACAATTATTCGTGGTAAATAAATAACATTATGAAAAAAGGAATATATTTTATATTACTAGCAATTGTAAGTCTAGTATGTTACACTTTATTTTACAATGCTAAAACACACGTTGAGGCAGTTGAAACAACTAACGAATTAGTTACTAAAGCAGATTCATTAACAACAACAGTTAAAATCCTACATAAAGAACGAGATTCTGCTTTTACAAAAATTGATTTATTAGATTCAACATTAGTATCAAAAGATTCAATATTAGTTAAACAAGTTACTGATTTAACTACATTAAAAAGAAATATTGTAGCTATAAAAAAAATAGGACCTATTATTGTTCATGACACAGTTTATATTACTGAATCAAAGAATTTTTGGGGCAAAAAGAAAACAACTATAGAAAATGTAACTAGTACAGATACATTAGAAATTGAAGAAACAGTAACTGATACTATACAATGAAATATATATTAATCATATTATTTTTAGTTATAACTCAATTAAGTTATAGTCAACAACATGATCAAAGACCAAAACACAATCATTGTATAGATTATGATAATGACAATGATAATGACGATGACGACGATGATGACGATGAAGACGATGATGATGACAATAATTGTTTACCGGTAACTTTAACTGAATTTAAAGCAAAATCAAATTCTAATTCCGTAAAAATAGTTTGGTCAACTGAAACAGAAACAGATAACGACTATTTTACTTTATTTCATTCTTCAAATGGTTATGAATACCATTATTTAGCTACTATACAAGGAGCAGGTACAATAAATTATTCTTTAAAATATTATTTTGTAGATACAGAACCATATAATGGAGTTAACTACTATGTATTAACACAAACTGATATTAATGGAAAAAGAGAAATATTTCCACCTATATCTGCATATTTTTTAAAACTCGAAGATGAGCAATATTTATGGGAGTATTATAATATTTTAGGACAAAAAATTAAATAACAAATAAAACACTATGAGCTTAAAAAGTTTACAAGAAAAAATTGGAGTTACAGCAGACGGAAAATTCGGTCCTGGAACTATGAAAGCAGCTATGAATTTTTATAAAATGACACCTGTTAGAGCAGCACATTTCTTTGCTCAAACATCTCACGAAACAGGTGGGTTTGCTTTATTTACAGAAAATTTAAATTATTCAGCTACTTCTTTACAAGCAGTATTTGGAAAATATTTTCCTGGTAATTTAGAAGAATCTTATGCTCGTCAACCTGAAAAAATCGCAAACCGTGTTTATGGTAGCAGAATGGGAAATGGAGATGAAACATCAGGAGATGGATTCAAATACAGAGGACGTGGTGCTCTACAATTAACAGGTAAAGATAACTACAAAGCATTTTCTACTTATCTTAACAAACCAGAAATCGTAACTACACCTGATCTAGTAGCAACAACATACGCTTTTGAATCAGCAATGTTTTTCTTTGACAAAAACAAATTATGGTCAATTTGTGATAAAGGAATTAATGATGCTGCTATTTTAGAATTAACAAAACGGATTAATGGTGGTACAAATGGTCTAGAAGATCGGAAAGTAAAAACATATAAATATTACGAATACGTAAAATAAAAAATTAAGAGGCTTGGGAAACCAAGCCTCACTTTTTATATTAAATCCTATGAAAAGAGAAAACCAAGTTTTTAACGTAATGCCTATAATGTTGATTATGATAGTACTTATCTATTCAACATTGATTTTCTTATTGTATAATAAGATGAATCACGAATTAAAAAGTATAAAACAAGAAAATAAAATATTAAAAAACGAAATTCAACTACGTGAGGATGAAATCTCATATTGGGGAATGAAGTATGATTCTTTAGTTTATGAACAAAAATAAAATGCCACATAAAATATTAGTTGGGACAATAGTGTTCTGGGTAGTATTTTTAACATTACTATACTTGCTTAGCCCTTAATTTCCCGTGTTTACCTATTAAGATCACGTGTTCACCCATTAGTAATAAATGTTTATCACCTTTTATAGTATTTATAATAAAATAACTATGAAACCATTAATACTATTTATCTCACTATTATTGAGTATTCAATGTTACTCACAATCAAACGAAATAGTTGGTTCTAATGTTTTTGGGTATAGATTAAGTGACGCAGTTGAAGGAACTTATAACGTAATTAGAACAGATGAATATGGTAAAGTTGTTTGGGTAAAACCAGTTATAACAGACAATACCACTCCATTTGATCTATCAGAAAATGAATATATCATTTATGGATTTACACAAGTTAAAAATGGTAAAATAACTAATAATCCATCTGATTATGATTATTGGTTAGTTAGATCAGACATGGAATATGACATTGCTGTTTATCCAAATCCAACATCTAGTACATTTTACGTTTCACTATCAAATTATAAAGATGGTATAGGAATTAACTTATATGATATTACTCATAAATTAGTATTTAACAATCAAATCAACCAATATATAAACTTTTTTCAACTTCCACATTTATCAGATGGTACTTATATCTATGAAATTTTAATGGAAGATGAAATCTTAAAAACAGGAAAATTATGCGTTTTACAAAATCATTAGTTGTATTAATGCTATTAAGCATTAGTACATTTGCACAAAAAACAGTTAGTTGGTATCGAATCTCAGCAGATACTAATACATTAAACTACAATCCATTTCAAACTGGTAACACAATTAAAGTTAGTTACTACAACATAAATCCAGTAACTGGTGAACAACATAGATATGTTGGTAGTAATGGATCTTGGGTTAAAGATAGCTTATTTCCATCAACTGTGTCTACTGGAAACGGTGTTGTTTGGGTATCAACTTGGTCTCAATTTACAACTGCATTATCTAATCCAAGTGTTAGGTCAATTAATTTGGCAGCCAATTTAACTGCTACAACAAAAGCCTACATACCAACTAACCAATCATCTATTAAAGAAATAGATGGACATGGATTTGATATCAATATACCATCAACAATTGATACTGGTTTTGTTAGAAGATATCCAAGCTTGGCTGAAGCTAATCAAGGTATAGATCAACAGATGAGATTTAAAAACGTTTCGTTTAAAGGTGGACAAACAAATATGTGTATGTATTTGTCCTCTAATTATGGAGCTAGATTTGAAGGTTGTAGATTCTATAACTTTACAACTGCACTTGACTTAAGATGGTGTATGGCAACAGTAATTGATCAATGTTTCTTTTGGGAAAATTATATTGGTATAAATTTAGATTACGATAGATTTATAGGTGGATCTAACTCAACAAGTTGTTCAAACCATTCTGTGGTACAAAACTGTAAATTTAGAAATTCACCAGGTGATTTTGCAAACATAAGAGTATATGCAGCCTCAGGTGTACAAATTTTACATAATATATTTGAAGGACAATTAGCAGGAGGTGACTACGATGTTTATTTTGATGATAACGGTTCTACAGTTGTTAAAGAAGTTACAATGTATGGTAATCACGTAGAACATCAACCTGCTATTGCGTCCTTTTACATTAGATTAAAAGAAGGTATTGCTCATTGTGGTGGTATATATTCACAATATAATTGTACTTTAATTAAATTTGAATCATCAGCATACGCTAAATGTTTAGTAGACAATATTCCATATTTAACATCAGGTACAAAATTTGATAATGTAAATGCAAACGCAAGATGGTGGTTTACAAATATGCCTGTTGCTTTTGATCCAAACACTGCTACATATTGGTTAGGTGGAACTGCTCCATCTAATTCAAGATATGATGGTTGGAATTCAAATAATCAATCTCCATTTTTACAATTAGGAACAAGAAGACCTTAAAGTTTGGGCTCTCAAAAAGAAATTTATATATTAATTTAAAATAAAAGTTTTATGGAAAAAGAACAATATGTACCGTTTGTATCCGAAGTTGAAACATTCAACGATACAATGGGTAAACCAAACAATTATATCCCTGTTATTCCTGATAAAAAAGAATGGGAATTTGTTTACAATTTTATTCTTGAAGAATTAGAAGAATATAAGGAAGCATGTGAATCAGGAGATATTGTAGGTATTTTAGATGCACTTTGTGATATTACTTATGTCTCATTAGGTAATGGAGCTATGTTACATGGTTTAAAAGATAAAATGATGCCTGCTTATCAAGAAGTACAAGCATCAAATATGTCTAAAGCATGTAAGGATGAAGCTGAAGCAAAAGAAACAGTTAGAGTAAGATCAGAACAACAAGGTGAACCATGTCACTATGAAAAAGTAGGTGATTATTGGATTGTATATCGTACTCGTGATCGTAAAGTAATGAAAAATATTAATTACTTTAAACCAAATCTAACTAAATTCTTTTAATATTAAATAAAGGTTATGTACCAATCAATTTATTACGACCGCAAATCGTATACTTATTATCTTCGTGATGATCAAACAGGTTGGTCACAATTTCAATATCAACCAACTTATTGGAGACGTGTTGAGGATTGGAGAGAGGGAGCACAACCAGTATTAACTGGTGGTTGGGCTGTACCAACTAAAAAATATGACAAAGAAGATACCAATTTACTAGAAAAAGATATTGATAAATCATTAGTTGTATTACGTGAATTATATTACAAGTATGATGATGTTGTACCTGAATGGCACAACATAGTTTATTTCGATATTGAGATTGAAATGGGAGGAGCATTAACACCAGAATATATTGCTTCTGCTCCTATGCCTTTAACTTCTATTGCTTTGATAGATGTTACAACTAAACAAAAAATATGTTTGATTGTAGATAAAACAAAGGAAATAAAAGAATATAATCATGATGGTCAACACATCATACCTTGTGGTTCCGAAAAAGAACTAATTAAACTATTTTTAGATAAATTAGAAGAATTAGACCCAACTATATTAGCAGGATATAACTCAGAATATTTTGATATGCCTTACCTATACTTTAGAATTAAACAAGTATTAGGTGAGAATGAAGTATTACGTTTATCTCCTATTCGTAAAGTAGATTATCGTGATTTTAATGGTGAACATCAAATTGTTGTTGGTGGAGTCAATCATTTAGACTATATGTTACTTCATAAAAAGTACATTATGAAGGAAGAACCATCATATAAATTAGGAGACATTGGTTTAAAATACGTTAACTTAGGTAAGATAGAATACGAGGGAAATTTAAACACATTGTTTAAAAACGATATAAATAAGTTTATAGACTACAACTTACGAGATGTTGAAATCATTGAAAAATTAGAAGATAAATTAAAATTTATTAACTTAACAATCATGATTTCTCATATCTGTAATATTCCATACGAAAGTGTTTATTGGAATACAGTTATGAATGAAGGTGCTATTTTAAAATATTTGCGTCGTGAAGGTATTATTTCACCAAACAAACCAACAACTCATAATCCAAGATTAAAATGTGCAAATGAAACATATGCTGGTGGTTATTTACTAGAACCTATACCTGGTTTATATTTTGATGTGATTGACTTAGATTTTACATCATTATATCCTAGTATCATCAAATCACTCAATTTAGGAATTGAATCATTAATAGGTAGAATTAGAGTAGATTACAATGCCACTTACGAACAAAACCATTCATTAGAGAAACTTAAGGAACGAGATCCTGAAGAAGAAATAACAATCGAAAAACTAGACAAAACAAATTATACTCTTAAATCAGCTAAAATTAAATTAAAAACATTAATCAATTTAATTGAAAAAAATGATTATACAGTAGCTGCCTCAGGTGCTATATTTGATACTAATGAACAAAGCATTTGTTCTACTATTTTACAAGGTTGGTTTGAAAAACGAGAACATTACCGAGCACTAAAGAAAAAAGCAGGTAAAGAAGAGGATTGG